GCCATTTTCACATAAACATCTTCGCCATCAGAAAACGCCTGAGTTAATTCGTCTGCCTCGGCTAACCAAGCTAACACCCGCGCCTCAATCTGAGACGCATCGCATTCAACTATAGTGTGACCCTGTGGGGGTATTATGCTTTTCTTTAGCTTCTTGCCGTTAGCCCCACGGCTCGGCAGGTTTTGCAGGTTGATCTTATCATCACCGCCCCACCGCCCAGTGTGTGCCGCATAATATCTAATGGGGACCGGAAGAGTACCACGTTTAGATATATCTATAAACCGCTGTGTGCGTGTCTCTTCTAAGGTACTTTTAGTACCGAGCCTAGCTGCTATCAGCGTTTGCACACGCTCGTCTTCATGTTCCTGTAATTCTTGAAACTCTTTGTCAGACTTGGCAAACGCGAATGTTTCTTTCTCTGTCGTGGGACTGATCTTGACAGGTGGCGTAACCCCTAACCCAGACAGCAACTCCGCGAACTTGGCATTACTCATTAAATCTTTTCTGTCAGTTATGTTGGCGTCAACCATCAGCTTGTCTTTGCGATCCCGCACATCCTCTAGGTGCATCTCAAGCATGCCCATATCCAACTCTAAGCTAGGCTCCGTAAACATGCGTAGCGTTGCGTCTATGATATCTAACTCTTGTTCAGGGAACTTGGCTTTCATCTGCTGAAAAATAGCGTAAGTCAGGTCCACGTCCTTCTTACAGTACCCTGCGTAGGCGGTCAGTTCTTCCTCGGTAAAATCGGCTAGGCGTTTGTCCTTCGCCATGATAACTTCGGTGCCTTTTTCCCCGACACCGTAACGCTCCGCTACATTTTTTAGAGACACGCTTTGCTCTGTACCGTGCAACGCTCTCGCCATACACAATGTGTCGAGTAAGAATTTAGGTTTGATGTTATAACGCCAGCTCAGGATAGCCCCATCAAACATCATGTTGTGAGCTAGTACGTGCGTGTTGTCCCAATCAACAGATGCCAGTAGTTCGGTTACATCATCGGCACCCTGCGCCCACTCGGTCGGATTGGGGCCGCGTTTTAGCCCCAACCCAATCACTTCAAACCTACGGTCACGTATATATTGCTCTGTCGTTATCTTCGCCAAAGAAAAGTTCTGCGCGTAGTAGGTTTCAAAGTCTAACGTAACAAGGTTCACTTCTTTGTTACTTTCTTTAGTGCTAACTCACCCGCACACGCCATGTAACCACAGGCGTCTATGTAGTTGTCAGGGTTATGTTTGTTGGACTTGAGCCGTGCGATCTTCAACAGGGCCATCATCATCGCAACATCGGTGGGCGAGAAAGACCACTCATAACTAAAATACTGCTCCCACAGCATAGCTATAGCCTCAAAGTTATCCTCCATATCGCCATGCGTAGCTTCACGATCTTTGGTGACGTACTGCTTGGCGGTATCAAGGACACTGCTACGTGTGTACGTACCTTCTTTAGGCGGCTTGCCGCCCTTAGTCAGATTGTAGGCAAAGTCACCAATCTTTGTAGGATCAACCTCGTCCGTTACATATACGGGTATTTTTTGTAATGGCTCTTTCTTCCAGAAATCATACTTACGCAACTTGCTTACGTATGCCACGCTACACCCAACTTTTTTGGCTATAGACTTATCTGTGTCAGTGCCAAGGGATTTTGCTAGCAACTTAAATACCCTATCGCGTTTCTTCTCTTTATTGGCAGTCATAGTTCTCTCCTTATTCAAATTCTGGTACAAACCAGTCATCATCCAACGCCCACAGACAGTAGGACGCTTTCTTTTGAGTGCCGAGGCGTGATACCTTGGCCTCCCAAATCTCTCCATCACGATGCAGTTTACCCAACGCTAGTTGCACTTCATCGTTATCTGCGTCTAGCTTAGACGCTATCTCAGTAGCCCTATGTGCGAATTGATTGTCTGCCTCAGACAACAAACTAAGTATGCGATCTTCCATCTTAGCTACCACTACGCGAGGGGTTTCTTCTTCATCATCAAAAGTATCAACAGAATGTGTTACGCTCTCAGCGACAACACCCACAACCTGATACTTGGTTGAGTTAATCATTCTTGAAGTGTTGGGTATCACTCGCATCTGAGCAAGTGTACCTTCGGCAAGTCGATACTTTTTCACAAGGTTGGGCGGTATAAAGACACGCTCCCCTTGGTCTATGTCAACTCCAAATCCGCATTTCTTATCCACCAATACGTGTTGCACGTATATCTTTAGTGTGTTTAACATTGTTCTCTCGCTTGTTTATGGTATTGTTTTTATGAGGGCGGTAATAATTTAAACCCACCTACCTGCGGTCTGCTTTATTGTTGATTACACTCACAACCGCCCTCACCATTCTCTATGATTTGTTTAAGATACCCGCCATAAATTCATTGGCAGCGCGCATCGCTGCTTCTTCGTTACGTGCGATGTGCTCCTCACGTTCTTCGCTTATAGCTGCAGATAAGGTAGCCGTTACAGCCATCATCATCTGAGGCCACGAATCCTGCTGTTCAAACAGTAGAACAAGATTAGCGATAATCAGCGACATAATCTCGGGTGACGCTTGGTCGGGCGCGGCTTTAGCCATGCGCTCCATAACCGCTTCAAACTTAGCTTTATCCATTTTTGCGTTCCTTAAATTTTATTTGGTATCGTTTGCATCTACGTAGTATTACCTCTACGGACATGCCTGTTATACGTGCGACCTCGGCGGCACTAAAACCTTGTTCCGATAGACGTAGTATTTGCTTGGCGGGGTTTGACCTTTCGATCTCGGACATGCGGGGCTTACCGCTGCCTCTAGCGTGTTCCTGCACGGCCCCGTAGTTTAGGGACCGACCCCCACAATATTCAATCATCCGTTTGTTCTCAATCAAGGCCAACGCCTTCATCTTTTCCAAGGCTGTCAATGTTCCCTCCTAGCTTCTTTGTACCTGTTACATACATGACGAATAGCTGCTGCGTGATCTTCTCAAGTTCCACTTTTAGTTCACGGTTCTCTGCACACACGCGCTCGTATTCATGGCGATTAATCATATTGAAACTCCACTTAGTCATCTGATATTGCTGCCCATGCTGTTAGTGACTGACTAACACTACTCATGTTATCCTCATTGACAACTATATCTAGGCCACCCGCTTTGCATATGTCTTTTAGGTTTTTAGCTTGCAGAGGCGTGGGTTTATTCTTACCCGCTTTGCACTCAATGCCAAAGAATAATCCTTTGTAGCAACCTACAATATCAGGCACACCACTTTTACCGTACCCACCCGTAACAGGGTAGAAGTAGTACGCACCCATTGCGTCTAGCTGCCGCGTCACCTGCTTCTTAACTTTTGCTTCTGGCGTCATAGCCATACGTCAAACCCCCCTGTAAAAACTGGCATCCAAAGCCGTATGGGTTTCCCCATACAGCCCTGCGTTCTTCTAAAGATTAGATGGTTCGATTACCCAGAAAGTGCTATAGAACTCATTGTCATTAGCCTTGTGACCCACACCCTCTAAGTAAGCATCGTTCTCCAATAAGGATAACACCGCTAACCTCCCTTGGAACCAATCTGGTAGCCCCTCAAAAGGTATATAGGTATCTTTTACTATCGCGTCAAGTCTTTTAATCCCAAGACTTACTATCGTTACCCAGCCAGTATCTTTCTCTGTTTGTACGCGGTAACAAACGTCAGCCGCGTACAAAACGTCACTTATGCTCAAGTAAGCAGGAAGCACATACGATCAGAAACTCTGTACCCCACCCCATCAACATAGTGACAATCATCCACAAGCTGCAACATAGAAAACTTACCCATCATATCTTCGGGTAGCGTTTGTGGTGTGTACCACTGAACACAACTTTGTGGGTGTACGTCAGGGGTGTAGTTGGACAGACCATCGACCTGCAGCACGGCGCACTGTTGTTCACCCCTACGTACAGTAGTGTATATGAACACACCGTTATCTGATCGAGCATCAAGCGTTTTGGTTTCATCCTTCTGGGCAAAGAAATCTACCAACCCTGCTTGCAACTCCTTGTCTACAAACTCATGCCCCAATGTTAGAAGGTTCTTCAACTCGGTCTCCATAGGCGAATAGTTGCTAGAGATACCGTCATGCTGAAACAATCTATTACCCATCTTACGCATCTCATGATTGGCGTTACTGCTCACATCACGAAACGACCTAGCCGCGTTCTTCGATGACATAGCTGCCATGTCTGCCACGTTAAGCGGTGAGATGTAACGCTTGGCGTTCTTCAC